TCTTTGCGAATGAAACAACCTGATTCAATGCATTCTGATGGCCAGCATGTTTAACCAGGTAATTCTTAAAACCTGATGTTGCATGACGCTCTGGAAGCATTGCCCCAGCAAAGTGTTTTTCACGTACGGTACGATCAATTTCAGCCTGTGCTTGTGCGAGTTGTTCTTCATGGAACTCAACGGCGCATTGTGGGCACTTCTGAAAAGGGCCTGCTTGTACCATGGCGGTTTTGTGTTTCGAGCAGATCGCTTGTGTTTGTTTTAATCCCTGAGTCAACATCGACATTGCGTTCATACAAAGTCCTCCGGAATATGGACTGGTGAATCCACTGGTGCGTGATATTGCGATGCTTGGTCTGCCCAGGCTGTATTCACGTCAAGATTAGAATTTGGTTTTTCAGAACGTGTGTAACCAGAAGTCTGTTTGTTTTTGCGCTCAGCTTTTTCGAGAGACTTTTCAAACTCCTGAATAATCCACTGTGCAAACTTTCGGTGTTTTTGGTTATCAGTGAGTTGAAAATTCTTCTCATGGTGTGTATTGAAATTACCAAGATGAAAGTGGAAATCTTCCAGGCTTAGAATTTCAGAAACACGATGTGAGTGTTTTGTGGTTTTCAGAATTGAACTCAGAATTTCAGTATTTGGATTCCACGCGTCAGCATTTGAATTTTCAGGCGAAACCTGTTGTGTGTTTATATCTGTAGTAATCTCTGTAGTAGTCTCTGTATTTGTCCCCCTTTTGAAATGGGGAGCCTCCCCATTTGAAAATGTAGACCCTCCCAATTTAGAAAGGGATAGGGTGGTAACTTCAAAAAGCACAGGGGTAATCAATTCAATAAACAAAACATTGTTATATTTCTGATTGTTAGCCTCAATTGTTCTAAAATGGCGTTTAATCACTCCAAATTTCTCAAGACGATCTAGAGCTTCTTTGACTTGCTGCTTTGAGAAGCCAAATTGATCAGAAAAACTCTGATAAGATCGTTGCAAAAGATCAGCTTTAAACTTCTTTTTGATACGTATAACTTGACCTGTGTCTTCATCTCTAACGACTGTTGGCCGATGCCAATATACAATTTCAGAGAGCAAAATCACGGCATTTACGTCAGGCTTCCCATTCTCCAATCGGAATGAATTAAACCAGTTTGTGGGCAATACATTGCCTTCCAGGTGAACACTGCCAACCTGATCAACAACATCATGACCAGTGCTAAAAAAATTCATACAGTCCCCTCTTGGGCTTCAGGAACCTCATAAATCCAAAGGGTTCGACCAGATCCATAACGAACAGAAAAGACACCTGTTCCTTCAGTATTGATGATTACACCCAAGTCATAAGCACACTGACGTTCAGTGATTTCATAGCCTTTCGCCAGCATGCGACTTACAACCCCTTTGGTGTAAGGACGTTTCCCCTGGGATTTTGCATCTTTTACACACTGTAAAACTTTCTGCTGTCTTTCAGATAGATTCAAAGAATTGTCATTGCTTTGCTGTTGTGCTAAATTTGATTCCATATTCATGGGTTCCTAGATTTGTGAATAATTAAAAGCCTGACCTCGACCGTCAGGCTTTTTCTCGTTGTAGAGCTGATAAATACTTTGCACACTCGCCTTTCATGGCTTTACGCAAAGACTGAATTTTTTGTTCCATCTTTTCTAAAGTCTGATCAATGTCATCCATTTCAGCAGGCGTAACCACACCGTCTTCCAGTGCATTCAAGACCAATTTATTTGCTTCGCCATTGCTAACGTTCATGCCTAGCAATGATTCAAGGACACTTAATTGATGATCTTTGCCATCTGCATCACCTGCCGGCATCAAAACCAAACCCAATTTATGCGCCCACACTTTTAAAGAAGCCGGGTTTTGCGTGTAGGTCAGCATTGCTTCAAATGCCTTTAGGCTCGGCAGATGGTTTTCCATATTTGGATTGGCATAGTTCAAAATCGTGTTATGAGACACGCCAACAAGATCAGCTAACTCTTTTGGAGTGATGCCGTTTGATTGATGCACCATCTTGTGCAATGCGGTTTTGGTCTCTTTCGATATATCCATGTGAACACCTTGTTTACTTTCACGTTTATTAAAATTATCAATTACTTGATAATTTATTTATGCAGAGAGTGCTTGGTTCCGGATGTAATCAAAATCCACATCGGGACATAGATCATCACAAGAAATTACACCACCACTCTCTCTATCAATGCTTATCGCTAAGCCTGCGCTACAATTGCGATTGCCGTACATAACCAGCTTCAAGTACCCAAGGGAGGTGCCACATCTTGCAGCAAAGTCCTCTCGGTTGCGGTCAGACGGCATTCCTTTGATGTACTCAATTAGCGCAGGGATTGGTTTTTTCATTGCTAATTCCACTGCTAAATAGATTATCTTTTGAATTTATCATTTGATAATCATATTTGCAAGCGCCTTGTTAGCATATTTTTAGCTGAGTTGTTATCATTTGATAATTGGTTGTGTTATGAATTCTATTTTTATGAACGTTAAAGAAATCCGAAGAAAGAATCTTCGCAGACTCATTAACAAGATGCTGTCAGATGCTATTTTTGATAAGCAGGAGGATTTTGCTTCTGCTGTGGGTATAGATAAAACTTACTTATCGCAAATGCTTATGGAGCCAAACCAAAAGGGCGCTAGAGGTGTTAGTGAGGCAAAAGCAAGGCAGATCGAAAGAAAACTAGAACTTGAAGATCACTACCTGGATCGGATGGGTGATAGCAGCCCCTTTGGTGAAAGCCAAGTTCACAACGGTATCTTGCGGCCTATATCAGGTGATGAGGCTGATGTTAAATTTGTAATTGTGCCTATGTATGACGTGAAAGCCGCATGTGGTATTGGTTATGAGAACGAGGAAGAGTTGGTTAAGGGTGGATTGGTGTTTAAGGAGAGCTTTTTAAGAAAGGCTGGCCTCTCACTATCAATGACAGAAACTGGTGTTATTTGTGGTGATGGACACAGTATGGAGCCTACAATCAATCATGATGATGCTGTTCTGGCTGATCTGCGAGTTAAAACCATTGATGAAGTTATCAGTGGGAAGGTTTATGCCTTTATCGCAAATAAAGAGTTAAGAATTAAAAGGTTTTTTAAGAACATTAATGGCAGCATTCGCATCTCGAGCGATAACCCAGACAAAACCACTTATCCTGATGAGATTTTGGAAAAAGACAGCTTGGATGCCATCCAGATCACAGGCTACATAAGATGGCGCTGTGGCGAAGTGTAAATATTAAAAAATTACAAATCTAACCCGATATTCCATCGGGTTTTTTTATGCCTTAAATATCAATAAATTATCTTTGTTTATCAAAAAAGATAAACTTAATTATCATTTGCTATTGCTAATCTAATTATCTTTTGATAAATTCATCTCACACACAAAGAAAAGCCCCAACGTAGCTGGAACTACTTGAGGCATGACCCACAACCTAACCTCGTGAGTGAAATTATTATGAACAAAAACCCTATTCAAAGCAACTTACCGGAATTCAAGCCATCAAGCATGACTTCCGAAAAGCTTTATCAACATCCAGAGCCTGCACCTAAACCACATTGGTTGAGCAACTTCTCTGCCTTTTTGCTTCTCATCTCTATCTTCATTGGTCTAGCTGCAATGTTTACCTATGCAGCCAATCAGGAAGCTGCTTATCAGGCAGAAGCAATTGCTAAGGCTGTGGGGGGTGCGAAATGATTTTAAATTCTGCTGATCAAATCTTCGAAGCTCTTTTAAATGGCCAGCTAGTCTACTGGTGTGAATGTGGCTCTGATGACTGGTCTCCTCTTAATGATCGAGCTCAAATTAGCTTTGTAGACCTTTACACCGGCTTCCTGCAATTCAAAGCAGATGAACTACCTGTTATTCCAATGCCAGTAGAGTTTGATTCAACTCATCGCTATTTTTCTGAATACATCAAGACCTTTGAAGGACTTGAAATCTATCGAGTGGGTAAAACTCGTGCGAGCTATTTTGCCCTACGTGTCAAAAGCTCAGGAACTATTGCTGACTATTTCTGCAACACAATCATCTACTCCATTCAGCCTAATGGCTCATTGAGGAAGATGGATAAAGTAGTTACTCCGCAATGGATTTTAGATGGGCTGGAAAATGCGCGTGTTGCTATGCGCAAAAACAAGCGTCATCAGGTTTTGGAAAGTACCGGCTTCTTTGCATCAGAAGATTATAAGAACTTTAAGCGTAATAACCGTCCTGCAGGAGTACGTTGAGATGGCGATTAATATTATTCCAGCGGACCAGCCGCTACTTGTCCAAGCTATCATCGTGTATCTGTATGCGGATCCAGGCTTGGGTAAAACTTCTATTGGTTTCACCGGCGAAAAAGCTATTTCTTTCGACTTTGACAAAGGTTCTCACCGTACTGGTGAGTTGCGTCGCGGTGCTGTGGTTCAGGTCAATCAATGGGCCGATGTGGCCAATTTAACCATGCAGGATCTGGAACCATTCAAGACGATTGTGATTGATACCGTTGGTGCAATGCTTGAAAGCATCAAAACTCATTTAATGCTGAATGCGACCAATAAACAGAAAGATGGCTCTTTGAAACTCAAAGCACAGGGCTTGGCCAACAACATTTTCAAGCAGTATGTGAATACGCTGATTGCTTCAGGCAAAGATGTAGTTTTCATTGCTCATGCTTCAGAAGATCAGAATGGTGACCAGGTAATTTACCGACCAGATCTTGGGGGTAAGAACCGTAATGAGCTATATCGCATTGCAGATGTAATGGGTTACCTGACTACTGTACAAACAGGCGAAGGTAAACATGAGCGGGTTATCAGCTTTAGACCATGCCCTACTCACCATGCCAAAAATGCAGGTGGTTTGGGTGGTGAAACTGGTGAGGTTTGGGTACCTGATTTAAAAGCTAATCCCTCATTCCTGGCTGATCTAATTAAGCAGGCTAAGGATCACATCAACACCATGACACCTGAACAGCTGGCAACGATGAAGGCTCAGGAAGAATTAGAGAACTGGATTCAAAGCTGTGCCGAAGCTCAGTATGCCAGTGATTTAAATCAGCTCACCGAATCTATTGATGATAAGCACCAGTATTACAAAAATATGCGTGTTGAACTGGTTCGTAGAGCAATGGAACTTAAATGCAAGTTCGACAAACAACGTAATGCTTGGGTAGATCCGGAGGAGTTCTTTGGTATCGATGACCAGCAATTGGCCG